TTAAAAGTGTGGTGGAGAGTAGCATTATGCTGAGGCACATAGAACGCGAAGGTGATCTCTTCGATGTCAGGATACTTCTGGAATGCTCCAGTAGTGTATGCCTTTGCTTGCCAGTTCTTTTCGGGTGGATCGATGATGCTGATGCCAGTCTTGTAGTCTGCCATGACAGCACGCTTACCTCCATCAAGAATCAAGAAGCGATCACAGGTTCCCCACGTTTCAGTTCCATCAAGCGCAACCTCAACTTGGATCTCGTTTAGCTCCTCAGCAATGGACGGAAAGTTGGTCATGAAGTCCATCTCCATCTCTACGATTTGTTCGTAGATGGAGAGTTCTTCTTCATTGTGGAGAGCGGAAGGATCGAATACTTCTAGAGCCTCATGGATTCTGGTCCCCATTTCGGCTGCTGCTGATGTGCCTTCACGACCTTCGTATGCGGCACAAGCCGCAACGTATTTAAGGCTTGATGGAGAGAACTCCGCATGTCCTCGACTTTGGTGGTCAGGTTGATTACTCATGGAATAATTCTAATTGCTTCGACTGAATACTTTCCAGCGGTAAAAACTGAAAAAGGGATTTTTGATAATCGAGAACTTCGTAGTTGAGAAACCCTCTTTGCCTTAAACTCCTCAGAACACGATTGGGTGTTTCAGGAGATCTCGGACCACACTTATCTAGAACTATTGCTAAAAGCTCACAAGCGTAGAACTTTACGTTAGGGTTTTTTTCGTAGAACTCCATTATAGCTGGTCCTATGGCGTTCGTTGTCCGATTTAAATGTGTTTTGTGTCGTCCCATTTTATTTTTTTCTACGTTTTGGTTTTGTGTAATTAGATTTTCTTGCTTTAGAATATTTGGAAACCTGATGTATAGCCAATTGGTTCGCGCGTATTGGATTAATATCTGATTCCCTTAAAGGAACAGCTTGCCCCTTCCTTCTTTTTTGCTTTGGTGCTTTCGATGCTATTTTCATATTTTATTTAACTTGTAATGCGTTAGAGAAATTAGCGAGAACGTCTTTACCGTATGGGTTGATATACCAATATCCAACGTGGATTCTGTTCTTACCCATCTTTTCAAGCCTCACTTCTTGACGGCACAATCCAGCCTTCTCCATCGTAACCATCGCTGAGTAGACAGTAGATCGAGTCATGTTAAAACACTTGGCCAGTTCGTTCGCACTAATACCATTCTTTGTTGCTACAAATGCGAGCATTGCTACACGCTCCATTCGCGAGATACCAACGTCTAGTAGATGTGCTACAGACAAGGCTATCTTCTTAATTTGTGTTGATTCCATTATTTTTTATTTGTTGTTGTATTTGTTTTATCTCTTTTTGGAGAGTTTCTCTTTTCTTTGTGAAACGACTAATAGTCGCCGTCAGTGTTTCGACCTCATGACGAAGCAACTGAATCTTCATCTGCTCTTGGGTCGATAGATATTTTTCTGTTTTCATTGGTGTAACATATCTAGGTTATTTGTTTTTTGTTCTATGACTCTCATGACATGCTCTTCAATCGAGCCATGAGTGACAAGGATTTTTTGAATAGCATCAGACTTCGCTCCGTTTCGGTGGATTCGACCTAACGCTTGTAAATGATCCTTAACATTGAATGTTGGTGAGATCAGTGAGATCCGTTGCCTGTATCCGTTAATGTCATGTAGTGAGATACCAGTCCCACCAGCAGCGATGTTGACGACGATACAGTATTGCCTATCGGATTGAAAATCATCAATGATCTTCTGGCGTTCTGCTGCGGTCTGACCACCTACGATTGCAGGGCAACCTAACAGACCAGTAAGGACTTTCGCAGTCTCTGAAAAATTTACGAATAGCACGACGCTGTTGCCTTGCTCAATATAATCTTGAGCCATGTCGGCCATGTCTTTGGCCTTGAGTGATTCAGCGAGCTGTCTGGCTCGTAGCAAGTTGACAAGAACCCACTCGCTGTCTTCGACAGTTCCAGTTAGTAAGTAGTCATCAATAATTTCTGGAGTGATGCCAGCATCCTTATATGCTTTGATAATCTTAGCTCTAGAAGTAAACGATGTAGGCTCCACAAAAACTCGGTTGTCTTTGAATGAGTCTGGGAAATCAGAGACCGTAAGACGCTTACAGTTCTTCCCATACATAACATCATGGAGTTCAATTAATTTATTTCTGTTCTGTAACTCCCATGCATTCCATTGGTTTTGAGTGCATCCATATTTACGCATCCAACCAAACCAGCTTTTTAGTTCGTTCTCTGATTTATTTAGTGAATGGAGATTGAGGGCATACCCTAAAGAACGCATCTCAGTTGGGTCTTCTGCCGCTGTTGCAGACATTGCATGAATAGAGTATTCCTGATTAACAGCAGATACTAATAGTTGTGCATTGATTGTGTATGGTCCTTTGCATTTGTGAACCTCATCAAAAAGAATAATTGTATCCTCTGGGAGATTCCATGACATGATCCTCTTCCCTCTTTTGGACATCCACTCTGTCTTACCGTTACGAATCTTCTCGTAGTTCATGACAAACAATGGTGTCACACCACTTTCTTGTAGTTCACGCTCCCACGACGGAATAACAGCTTTTGGGCAAAGAACAGCAACTGGTCTATTAAGACTTTTTACTAAATGGGCAGCTACTACCGTCTTACCAGTCCCAACATGGGAAGAATCTAATGTATTGTTACCCTTCGAGTGTTGCTCGAAAAAGAAGTCATATGCTTCTTGTTGCTTAGGGAATAATGTTTTCATATTGATTATTGTCTATAGAAAGACCAATAACCTTAATAAAATTAAGCGTCGAGAAAAATCTCAACTTTTTTTACCTGACCAAATATAGGTGGCAATCAGGTAGGCATCGATCATGCCGTCATGCGGTTTTTTACATCGCTTATTTGCAAGCCAGTTTTCTTCTGGTGCAAGGTTTTGGGCTATTGCTAGAGCAGCCTCTTTCGTCTGGCCTTTGGGAATCCTGCCAAGCATGTGCTTTTGCCATTTGTGGACAGAGACACGCTTGACAGGATAACGGTGGCTTTCGGCCATTCCTAATAGCTTCCCGAACGAGATCGCCATCGAACGGACGGCTTGGCTACTTTTTGCGTGTGCGAGAGGTTCTTCGATTGCTAACTCAAAAGGTGTGTTTAAATCTAAAAGCCACTGATTGACCTTACAGATGTCCACTTCTTTTTTCTTGGATAGCTGGATGGTCGGCATGCGAGTCTTCGCGATGACAGCACCATCAAATGTAGATATAGCACAAAGTCCCCCATCTAATCCGTTGTCGATTCCGATGATTAAGTCAGTCATGCAGGGTGTTCAATGAAAGAGCACAAATCAACAAAATACCCCTGTTCGGAGATCTCCTCCGACTCTATTCCCTGCATGACTTAATCTGCCCCGAACCTTGGACACTGAAAATTCTCACAACTTTCTCCCAATTCTATGTCGCCTCCGCAGTATTCGCAAAGTTGTTCGCGCTCTTCAATGAAGAGAGCCTTTGCTAAGATAGCATAGTTGACAAGATCTTCACAGGCATCGTCAACAGATTCACCAGACACTGAGAGTTTACCGTCGTTCACAAACGATTTGATTCGCATCAACTTATCCTGCATCCGAAGCAGTAATCCCGTTACAGGGTGCAGGCCAAGGGATTCAGCGGTCTTGAAATTTGCTAGTGCATCGACGGTATGTTCACCGCCGCAGTAGTCAGAGTTCTTAGCTCGCATAATATCGAGCGTCTTTTTACACGTTGCTTCGTGCAGCTTAAAAAGTGTTTCGGGTTTCATTTCGGTATCGAATCTCCTCTTACTAATAATCCGTTGCCTTCTGCTGGAACAAGAACTCGGATTCCTTTAGGTAGTGTCTGTAAGTAAAATACTTCGCGAGCAGTTTCTGGTATCACACGATACCATAATCCGTCCGCAGTATCGACGGGAAAACGAAAGTCAGATCCTTCGTCAATTCGAGTGATAAACCTTGGGTTCATCTCTGGCTCCCTATTCTTGAACATCTGTTGATATTAAACTTCGTCACCAGTATCGGCGTCAATAGTTTTTTTGCGGATTATGGCTCCTCCTCCTTTGTCCGCTTTTGAGTTATTAAGGATAGAGATATCGATTTGCATCTTGCTGTTGCCACCACCAGTCTTAGCGTTAAGACCTAAGTTACGCCTGATGAGCTGGTCTAGCTCTGACATCTCGCGGATTGTTCTAGGACCACGAAGAGTCTTCATTGAATCTCGTAACAACTTGATTCCCGCTGCGGCTATGTAGTGCTGGTATTTGTCAGCAGGTGAGCTTTGGGCTTCTGCGATTTCATTGAGGGTGATGTCTTCTTCTTTAGATGCCCTGAACCGCTCGTCAACGATTGCAGAAGTAACAGTGTCATTAAAGTGTTCTTCGATATCTTCTTTGAGTTGGTCTTTGTCTTCATAATGCTCTTCTTTAACTTTATTTGTATTAATGAGGTTTTCCAGAACACGCCCGTCAGCAACATCACCGTTTACTTTAGGCTCAACTCCATGCTTCTTGAGCCACTTGCGAATGGTGTTACGGTGGACCCCAATGTGTTGACCAATCGCGGTATTACTGTAACCTTCTTTGCTAAGTCGTAGAGCTTCAGCCTCGCACTCTCTCATAGGTTCTTCAGCCATCTATAAACAATTATGTCATCCGAAGCAGATAAGCGCAAGCGTGTTCTAGAGCCACGCATTGATCCTGACACAAAGAAAATGGACGTCGGTGGACTCTTTATACAGCCGACAAGCTTACTTACTGCATTGCTCTACGGTTTTGCACACCACCCAAACGGCAACGCAACGGAGCTTTATTTTTGGCGTATTTGTGATGAACTCTGGAATAGGGAAGATTTACCAGAACCAATGATGGTCCGACATCCTTGGGCGGAACAAATGATTCGTGCCGCGATTAAACACAAATATCTAGCGATTGGTGGTTCGGCGAGTAGCGGTAAATCCCACACAATGGCTGCTTGGGGAATCATCCAGTGGCTCTGCCAGCCACGCGATACACTGGTCCTGATGACTTCGACCACGCTACGGGAAGCACGAAAAAGGATTTGGGGTTCAGTTATGTCTTTGCTATCGGTGATCGACGGTGCGCCAATCAAGATTCGGGATTCAATCGGAAACGCTGCTTACATCGACGAAAACGACACACTTATCGAAAGAGCTGGTTTGTCACTTATCGCGGCTGAGAAATCGAAAACGAGAGAGGCTATCGGTAAGTTTATTGGTATCAAGCAAAAGAGAGTCATCCTCATTGGTGACGAGCTGTCAGAACTCTCAGAGGCCATTCTCAATGCTGGCCTGACCAACCTTTCCAAAAACCCATCATTTCAAATGATCGGTATGTCCAACCCCAATAGTCGATTTGATGCGTTTGGAGTCTGGTCTGAGCCTAGAGATGGTTGGGATTCCATTGACCCGCAGACAGCGGACGAGTGGGGAACGAAATGGAAAGGACACTATCTCCGACTCGACGGGGAGCGGAGTCCTAATATATTATTAGGCGAAGAAAAGTATCCTTGGCTACCGACCGCAGCCAAGTTGGAAGAAGACCGAATCCTCTTAGGGCCAGAGTCCAGAGGATACATGCGGATGGTTAGGGCCGTTTTCTTCGATTCGGACGAGACTACAGGAATCTACAGCGAGGCCGAACTCGCTAACAGCGGTGCGATGGGAGATGTCGATTGGGCCGAAAAACCAACCGTCGTCGCTGGAATCGACCCTGCATTTACTAATGGAGGAGATAGAACGATTATGTTTACCGCTGAGGTAGGCTACGCACGTAATGGCCAATACGTCTGTAAGATGGGTGAGGCAATCCACCTCAACGATGATGCTACGAACAAAGCTGTTCCGCGAACCTACCAGATCGTCCATCAGATAATAGACCACTGTAAAAGGAGAGGTATCACAGCAGATAACGTCGCGCTCGACTCCACTGGTGCTGGTGCGCCATTCTGTGATGTGTTGGCTGGTGAATGGGAATCATCATTTATGCGGGTAACTTTTGGTGGTAAGCCGTCAGACAAACGTGTTAGCATGAACAGCCAACTTACTGGCGAAGAACTCTACACCAATAGGGTCTCTGAACTCTGGTTTGTTGGTAAGGAACTCATTCGGACAAAACAAATTTACGGTATATCTTCTGACCTCGCCCAAGAAATGTGCGCCAGAAATTACGATATGGTAAAAACTGGATCATTAAAGGTGAAGATTGAATCAAAGCAGGAGTTTAAGTCTCGCTTTGGTCGCTCACCTGACTTGGCTGATGCTGCGTTCCTTGCTCTTGATTGCGCGAGACAGCGTATGGGATTAGTGGCTGTCGATCCACCGAAGGACGATAATGGTTCGGGATTCAGGAAACAGGTTACAATTAAGAGCTTAGGACAAGCATTGAATAATCCAGATACCAGCTTACTCGCCTAAAAACTTTTTCTCCAGACTCTTAGTATTTATATATTAATATACAAATACTAAAGACCTAGAAGAAAAGTTTTTGTCTGCAACCCAATCTGAGGAATAGATCCATTTCTCAGATTAGGTGGGGAACTTCCAGTCCGTTGACAGTTTTATTGTATTCTGGTAGTTTATCGCTGTGGCTAATAAGCGTTTCAAGAGGCTACCGTCTGGTCGTATTCAATATCATGGTGAAACTTTTGCGGGTTTCAATAAACCTAAACGTGCGCCTAAAGGATCTAAAAAGAAATTCGTCGTCTTAGGTAAAGAAGGCGATAAGATTAAGAAGGTTTCGTATGGACATCGTGATTACAGCGATTTTACGAAACACAAAAACCCTAAACGTCGGGCTAATTTTAGGGCTAGACACAACTGTAAGACAGCAAAAGACAAAACTACAGCCCGTCATTGGGCTTGCAAACACCTTTGGTAATGGCAATCGGAAAAGCAGAAACTCTTAAAGGGTTAAGATCTTCTAAAAAGAAGAAAAATATTGTAGATAATTCACTCGAAGATGATGAGGGCTACCAGAACTGGAAAGCTACTCCAGAAGCTGAACGTGATGATCGACCTGATTATGAAATTGCTCAGGCATCTGGGCAAAATGAAATCAAAAGGGTTTCTGATGCTAATAATCGTCAAAACGTAAGGGATAGGCAAAAGCTAGCTTCTGACCTTAAAGATTTTTCTGGTCGCGGTGCTTTATCACAAGAAATGCTTGGTCAAGCTAAGGCACAAGCAAAAGGATTGGGCATTAGCGATGACCAGATGTCTTCTTTCTTGAAGGGTAATCGAATCAAAGCTTCTAATTTTGATTCCATTACTCCTCAAAAGTCACCATTCGCAGCATCTTCAGAAAAACCTGCTGAACAGGAAAAGGCTGGTATGGAAAATACAGGAGGTCTAGATGCCCGAAACAAACTTGCTTATGCTCAAGAGTTCGGCACTCCGATGGAACAATACAAAGCAGAGTTAGGGGCAAGAGCGCAAGATAAAGCTGAAGGTAAGCCTTTCCAGTCTTACGCTAAGATGGGAGTCGGTCAGAGTAGGTCAATTACTAGTGATGTTACGAAACAAGTTAATGCTTTAGGTAGATTAAAGAGGAAACTCCAAAGACGTGGAATACCTCTCGCTGGTCTCAACCAGTCAGTAGCTGGGATCGCTGGGCAGTCGTTGATGGAGCCTTCGATCACATCACAAGGTTATCGCAAGACTGAAGCAGATCGTCGCATCTCTTTATCACAACGTGGGGCGAAGAGGCGTTCGATGTTAGATGACTATTTGAAATCTATTAGCAGAGGAAGTAAAACCGCTAAAGATATTCAACAACCAAAAATGGTTGAAGAGTAGTAGGAGTTAAAAATTATGTTAGATTTTGATATCCAAAGAGAAGCCGATTCTATGAAGATGGCTCCTCTCCTATATGGTGGGGCTGCTTATAGACGGCAGATGCAGTATGAGACTGCTTTAGAGAATGAAATGATGCAGGATCTCAAAGTCCAGCAACAGATAATTCAGACACAAAGCGCACAAGTAGGTTTGGATACTGCCAACTTTCGTTTAAAAGAACTGAAGGATAAAGCAGCCCGTGAAGCGGAGATGCACCAGATGTTACCTCAAGTTGTAGACAGACAGCTTGATGTCATCAACAACCCATCACTAACACCTTACGAGAAGGATCAGGAGCTTAATAAGATCAAGATGCAGTTAGGGCCGTTGGCAATAGTTAATCCTTCAATATCAGCTACATTTGATTCTTCTAGAAACATTACTACTTCTCAAATAAATAAGGATACTCGCGATGCTATCGAACAAGACAAGAAGGATAGACTGGAACGTGAAGAACAAGATAGAAATGAGAGGCGCATGATTACGATCATGGAGTCTTATGCTAAGACTGGTAATGTCAAAGAACTTGAGGAGTATACTCAGAATCTACCATCTAGTTTAGCTGGAGTAGGACAAGCTTTCATTTCATCTGCTAAGTCTAATCAAGTATCTGCTCAACGAGGTGTTACTGAGAAGATAGAGAAAGATGCAGAAGCTAGAAGAAAGCAGTTTTTCGATTTCAATAAAGGTATTTGGGACGATCTCAAAAAGTTTGAAACCTCTTTTGGTGAGGAAGACCTTGAAAAGAGGATTCTCCCACCAGAAGATATTCAGGAGATTGCGACAACAATCACGACGTTCTATAATCCAGATGTTTCTTATGAGGAGCTAGTTAAGCTCGGTAACGAAGATCCTAACAAGCTAATCCGATTAGGATTAAACTATGCTGGCAAAGCACTTGGTGGGACATCTGCCTCAATGCCATCCGCACAATCAAAAATTTCAGGTTCTATGGGCCGATAAAACAAACAAACAACACATCAACCAATAAATAACTCAGCTATGACTGAATTCGAGAAGCTACTCGCAGAGGGGCCGAAAGCCACTGAATTTAAAGACTATTCAGATTGGATCAAAGAAAGGCCATTACAAGAAGATCAAACTCAGAGTAAGCTGGGATACGCAGATTATCTGCGTAAGACTCATATCGATTCTGGTCAATACTCTCCTGAAGTAGAGTCATCTATTCAGAATGAGTTATATGGTAATCTAGTTTCTGATGGTGTTGTTGAAGAAGGAGACTTCGGATCTTTCCAAAGTTTGCAGCAGCCTGAAGGTGCTTCTCTAGAAGCGAAGATGGATATGATCCAGTCTCGCATCCCGAAAGATTCTGCTGAGTGGGAATACATTACTAACTATAAAGAAGCTCTACAGC